TAGAAACTTATTATTTGATTTTACCTTTGACACGTTGCGAATATCTAGCACTGCAATCTCAAAAGTAAAAGTATTGCTTTGTCCGGGTGCAGATGCGCTCGTTATATTAATATGCGCTAATGGAAATATATTTTTCTTTACGTTATCAATTATATCCGTTCCCTGAGTAATCGTATTAACGAAAGGAGCATCTTTTATGCTATCTCTAATAAAGTTTAAACAAGTGTAGTATTGGTTCATTTCTGTTGTGTTTGTTTTATTCTACGCGCTTCCTCTTTGCTCTCATCAATCAAGTAAGATAATAACGTGAGTGATTCATAAAGAGGCTCTTTTCCAACGTCTGAAATTCTAATTTTAAGTTCTCGGCTAATTGTGATAAATGATTGATACCATCCCCATCGCTCGGTAAAGCTGCCTCCAAATTCAACTTCTCCCTCGCTGCCATCTTGGGAATAGAGCAAAGGGTGGTCTGTAATAATTCGCTGAATAAACTCCAAAAAAAAACCATTGCGCCCCTAACAATATGCATCGGTGTATCGTTGAAATTTAAAGCTAAAGATTCATCGCCTGAGAATGGTTCAATCTCGTAGTAAGTTTCCCCGTTTACTTTTATGCTTTTTGTTATTGGTCGATACATTACGCTTAACATCAACTCGGTTAGTTCATCTTTACCCATACACGTGTCAATCGTTGCGTGTTCCCCTAGTGAGATGCGCTCCATATTTGGAATAAATCCGTAATTAACGCCATTCATTTTGAACGTGCGTGTAAGTGCAGGAGATTGGTCCAGCGTTTGCGAAATTGTTTTAACTATATCGGCAAACTCTAGTGCTGGGAGTTTCATCACATCGGCAACTTCTATGTTACAGAATATCGCAACCATCTGAATGCAAATGTACGTTTCATCGTCTGCATTATCGGCTACGACTTTTTGGTAACGCTTGTACTGTGATAACGTGATCTCTTTTAAATCTGTGGGAATTACTACTCTCATATTAATAAGACTAAAAAATGTGGTTTTGTTTATGTTATTATTACTTTTCGTGTTGGCTTAATTGCAAGTTGCATCATTGCGAAGTATCGAAGCGCATCGATAGCGTGGTTCATCGAGTCAATCGGTTTGTTTAATTTTTTGCCGGTCTTGTCAACATCCCAACTATACGACCTCAATTCTTTGATTAAGTTCACGCTTGACTTTGTGATCAACATTTGCCTTTGCTGGAGGACTGAAATCCCAAAATTAATTGAATCAGCACCTTTTACAACCGCTTTAATGTTATATCCTGCTCGTCTTATTTCCTCGATTGATTTTGGCTCTGCACTATCCGCCCAAATCGGCAAACGTTTATCGTGGCTCATTAAGTTTATTATATCGGAGTTTAAAAGTGAGGTGCTATAAATCACCTCGTTGCAAATTATTTTACCATCGTATTCGTGAACTTCAATTAATGCGCTCGGATCGTTGCTATATCCAAAATCAAGTCCGTAACCAATTAATTTTGCCTCGGCTGGTATTGTATCGATTAATTCGTAATTTTCGAATATAACTCCCTCCAGTGTTCCTAGTTGACCAAGTCCGTAAACCTTGTACCAGTTATCCCAATACGATGAAGTTAACGCCTTTTGCTTTGCTTTGTTTATAAAATTTAAAGCGGATTCAGGGCAAGCCTCGTTATCTAAATAGTTTACTATTATAAAATCTACATCACTATCATTTTGCAGTTCGGTGTGGAACCAAAATTCGTTTGTTGGATTCCAATCTAAATAAACTCCTAATTTAGTTCGTGAAGCGAGTTCGGTGTATGCGTGAAATACCATATTGTTCGCTTCATTCATATAAAGATAATCACGCCTTGCGCCTCTCAACTTTGCATCGTTATCAGCTGAAAAGAACTCTATTTGTGATCCGTTGGCAAAAGTGTATTTAAAATCGGTTGCATTCCAGCGATTGTCAAACCATCGCCCCGTTTCTTTCATTATCTTTTTAAAATCTTTCATCGCACCACGTTTAAGATGCGGGATTGATTCGGCGACTACACTAATCTCGGTTAACTCTGTTTTGGTTGCAATATCAATTAAAATAGGAAGCACTCCAAAGGTTTTCCCCGCTGAAGTGCCTCCCTGTATTCCTTTGACAAATTTTGTCAAATTAAGTATTTTATTTATTACTGTGGTTCGAATGAACATTAGTCAGGGAATAATGGTTGCTCTGCAATTATAGTATTTTGAACCTGCTCTGTCAACCCGTTTAATCTTTGAGTTATGCTCGGATTGTAAACTCCAGCCATCCCGCCCTCGATTTGGTCTTTTCGTGTGTGTTTTTTAATATATGAACAGATAGTTGCAAATTCATCGTATCGGTTATCTTTATTCCTTAAATAATCTCCCAAATCTGCAATAATATCATTATCTGCCAACCAACATTCAAACCCCTCAATAGTAAGAGGTCGTTCCTTTTCTTTGTACACTTCTAAAGCATCTTTTCCAACCCAATCTTTAACTATAAAAGGATTGTTTTTAGTTTCCTTTTGATAGGAAAGGAAATAGTCTTTTAGCTTTTCGGGTGTTTCTATGTTTTTAGGCCTGCCCATCGTTAAATAATTTATTCAAATCCTTTACCATTATCGCAATTACCTTTTCGCTTTTCGTATTGGTGTTATCCAAGCCGAAGTATTTTAAGTATAATGCTGGGATGTTAGCATTATCACTATTAAACTCTTGGCAGTCCTTACAATCTATTTTACAAATAGGCTTTTTATGAGTCCATTTATCCATCGTGAATTGGCGGTCCTCACATTTAGCACATTGCTTAATTCCGACTGCCTCTGTAATCTCTTTTACTATTGTTCCGAGTTTTGGTTTTTTACTCATTTTCTTTAATATTTTCGGGTACTAAATAACAATTAAATTTGTCGCTTTCTCCAGTTATTGTAATTACGTGATAGTCTCGTATTAGTCTTTTATAAGTATCGGATGAAGTCCAGTGATTCATAGTCTCCTGGTCAAATGGATATTGAAACTGAACTACAAAGATTCTTTTTTTATTTGGCATATCAATTTTTCTTTTACCATTTTATTAATTCTGTGAACTGTTTGGATGTGAATACCTGTTTGCCTTGAAAATGGTCGTTGCCCCTCTAGTGTTGAGCAAACAAACATCGTTTTTTCGTACCACGTTAACCGCTTTGAAAGTTCATCAAACTCAGGGAGCGTTATGTATTCATCGTCTATAATCTCAAACCTTGTAAAGTCATCGATTAGTATTTCTTTTGTCTTTAAACTATCGTAGAATAAGTTACGAAGTATGGTGTAAATGTACGAATTATTTATGTTTTTGAACGTGTGCGCTTTTAAGTACATCTCCTGCACAATATCGTCGGCAAGGTCTTTGTCCTTCGTAATCTTAAAAGCCATCAATCGCCAGTCGCTATCTCTTTGTGCAAGTTGTTCAATCACATTAATTCAGGCATAAATGATTGTGTAAAAATAATTGTATTTTTTTCTAATAATCTCCACTTTATAACTTTAAAACCTAAATACGTTTCTTTTTTGTAAGGTACGTCTAAACTGCAATTAAAAGCATAAGTATAATCATAATTAAAAGTCGCTGCCTTTAATATTGAATTAAATATAACTTCAACTGCTGGCTTCATTAATTACATATTTTATCTCCCGCTCTAAAAATCCCTTGTTTGTTAAAATCCTTTTGCGCTCCCGTGCAATCGTTTTCCATTATGCCAGCGGTGAAACTTTGCCCCGTTGGCAGATTATAAACTGATGCATCTAAAATAGTATAACATCTGCAATCTGCTTGCGGTTGGGTTGTTGTGCGTTCTTCATCGTTTGAACAGCTAGATAACGCTATTGCTAGTAATAAAATTATTCGTTTCATAGTTTAAATTTAATAATTAGTTTCTAAATATTCCAAAATAATGCCGTGAATAATTCTATAAGATTCTATACTAATTTCTTTTTGACTTGTTATTGTAAAGTAAGTTTCATAGTACATTGTATTATTTTCCATACTCATAAACTTTGACTGTAATTTCGAATCCATAATTCAAAGGTATTAATTATTTTCTAAAGTTTTACTTTTTATTCTATCACGTACCCAGTCCGTTACATTTGACTTTGGGTCGAGGTCTATTACATCATCGTAAACTGTGCCATCTAAATCCTCTTTTCTACAAATTTGCCTAGCATCTTTAAAAGTTAGGTTTTCTTGTAAAAGGTAAAGTTGAAATATCTTTTGGTCGGTGGTGATTACTGCTATTTTCATAACCCTTTTTCTTTTTTATAAATTTTTAATAGTTCTTTAATTGTATAATCTTTTCTAAAATCTGAAAATCTTTCCTCTTGATTGCCGTTCATAATAGAATAGGGAGATTGTTCGTTTGTTAACCACTCTGCAAATCCAATAGCAAATTCATCTGCTATTTTAATTTGTTTTAATACTCTTTTTGGTCCTGATATTAATAAATCAGAATTTTCAAATTGTTCTTTTAGTGTCATCTTACTTTTTGTTGTTACATAAACCCCATTTTTTAGGGTTTATCTTGTTGTGAAAGGTATGTTTCGTTGTAGTACTCTTCTCCAAAAGTTAAATTGTCTTTCTGAGTAAATACCATAGCTTCAGCATTGCTCATTTTATCAATCATTTCATTGTGCAAATGTTGCTTAATAGCACAACTATTTCCAGCACTAATTATTTGTTGCTTTTCCATTCTTTTGGCTTGTTCAACATCTTCCCATAACCATTGTGGCACTGTATAATTTTGGTCGTCTAACTTCCAAATCTTTTCTTCTAACCATTCTACTGCTGTCATGTTATTTGTTTTTAAATTGTTCAAATAAATTTTTAACTCCTTTTATGTGCGTTAATAGACTATGCTTAAATATAAATTCTCCAAATGCAATAACTTCTTCCTCACTATAACTTCTTTCTTGTTGCCATTTAGCACCAAACAAAGCACCTCTTTTAAACCATTTAGCATTATAACCTGCTTCTGCTTGATTAAAGTTATGTTGAGAGCATCTATATAAACCTTCTATTGTAGCAGCTTCTTCAAGTGTTTCTTTTTTCATAAGTTTATTTGTTGTTTATGTGTTTCACAACTCATTTTATGAACTCCCTCTTTTTGTCCGCAATATTTACAAGTGCCATTGTGCCAAAATAAATCGCAGTTGTAAGCGTCGCACTCTCGGTTGGTGTTAATGTATGTTTGTCTAAATCCTGCTGGCGCTGTAAACCGATAACAAATTTCTTTTGAGGGGCAAAGGTGGTCGGAGCATTTACTTATATCCATAAGTTATCTAATATTTTACGAGTTCCCTCGTGGTTAAACTTTTGTACAAAATTATCATTATAATCAAATTCAAATCCAAATAGGCTCAAATCGTCGGTGTAAATAAAAAAATAGTACCAATGCCAATGTTCAACTTTATTTATCCACTTACTAGCAACTTGTAAATTTTTTGCAATACTTAACAATCTGTAAGGTCTGCCTAACTTTGAAAGTTTTGGCGTAATTGATAAGTTTAATTCACTTGGTTTCATTTTGTAAATATTAAAAGAATTTTTTTATTAAACTAATTTTATTTCAATTTTAACAGTTCTTTGCACTTTATATCGTACTGTAACTTTTTAGCAATTAGCTGCTCACGTGTAAACTTCATCTGCCTAGTATCATTTGCGAGCTGCTCTATATCATTTGCATATTGTTCTCCATATCTACAAATCAAACCTAGTCTATAATTCAATTCATTTCCGTTTAAAAATCGATTGCACTTCCGGCATTGTTTGTGGCAATTCATTTCGTTGAAAATAACTCCGGAATATATCTCGGCTTTTTTATAATGGCCTCCATCCCATAACTCGGTGCTTTTTACTCCGCACGAAATGCAATCTAAATCGGCATCACGTAACCGAATAAATTTTTGAAAGGATTTTTTAGCCTCTGCCTCTAATTGCGTGAGTGTTTTTAAAGCCGTTTTAAGCGATTGTTTTTCTTTTTGCCATAGTTTACTTGCATTTTGTTTTACTTTCTCTCTAGCGTACTTTATTGAAGCGTCAACGCATTTTTCATCGTTGCAGAACTTAGCCAAAAAATATGTTGGTGTAAATTTACTTTTGCAGTTTAGGCATCTAGGCATCTTATTGAATTAAGTACGGGAGTCCGTTTTTGTTTATATCAAAACTAAATTGGTCAAAGTGATAACCGCGTGAGTATGGGTTTGTAACTGTAACGCTGCGATCCGAATTAACATCTAAATTAATAACCGTTTCAGCTTTTTTTAGCACGTAAGTTCCTAAATGCCCCAAAGGTTTGCCAGTACTTGCCGCTTTGTGTATAATTGCTATCACGTGAATGTTATAATCGTTTGTCCACTTTAAAATATAATCACTTGCTTGTTTGCTCATTACAATATCGTTTGTGTTTTCCACTAAATCAGCAATTCCATCAATCGCAATCAACTTAACTTCTTTTTTGTAAAGTGTTTTTTGGTTTTTAAGGCAATAATCAATAAGTCCTAACCTTTCACCGGATGATAAACTTCTTGTTGCATAACCTTTGTAATGCTCATAAACTGCTCCGCTAATATCCTGGACTCGCCTAAAAGTTCTTTGAGTATAAAATTTCCCTTGTTCAGTATCAAAATCCAGTATTTGATATTCTTTATCTCGGTGGCTTTTTATGTTTGGGAATAATGTTGATGCATTTCCTCCAATATAGCAGCCAATTAGGCCCGATTTTAAAAATGATTTCTTTGCTTTTGACTCTGCCACTATTGCGGAAAACTCTCCAGCGGTCATTATCGCAGTATCGTACATTTTATTTTTGTATTCGTGCTGCCCGATTGAAAGTAAAATTTCGGGCTTTGGCATCTCTAAAGATAAATCAACAAAGCAATCATTCTCTAGTTGGCCAAAATTAAATTCAACTGGCGCATCTTGCAGGAGATCATCAAAATTTATATCATTCATAGTAATTTATGTTTTTAATTATTTGATTTGCGGTTTTGTAAAATGATTTTTCAACTGCCTCAAAGCTCCAATCCTTTATAAACTTTTTAGCAATCTCTTTTTGTTGCTTAATTATTATATCATCGTTGTTTTTAGCATCCGCTTTCGAGTGTACGAAATTAATATTAATTCCAATCGATTTTAAATAAGAATCAAATTCCACGTGATTAAAAGTTGTATGTAATATTTGAGAATGATAGTTTAAAGGCCTTTTTAGTTCATCATCAATTTTTTTTAATGCTACTTCCATCGATCCGTAATGCTCTAAATTTTGCCTAAGCTGGATTGAAAGTAATTTAGCGAATAATAAATTATCGTTTGCAATACTTTTATCCTGTTCATCTATGCTGTTTGAAATTAACTTAAGTGCGTTAACATCCTCTTGGTAAACTTTACTTCGCTTAAACACGTTGTAAATGCGTTTAATGGCGTTATCTTCTTTCCAACTCATATAACTAAAGTTTTTTTACTTTTTTCTTTTAAATACTCCCGAATCCAAAAGCAAACTTCTTGGGTTGATAGCTTATAAGTTTTCCCGTATTTGCCCAAACTTCCGTTTCTTATTGCTAGAGTAAACTCATCATTTGAAATTTTAGGAAATTCAGATATAATATCTTGGACCATTGGTTGAATATTAAAAGGATCTGTCTTTGTGCGTTCTATTGCAACTGCTATTGATAAATTCAAATTAGATTCTCGGATTTGCAATTCGTGCTGCTGCGGTGATTTCTGTAAGTTGTTCATTTTTTTTATTTTTATTAGGTTTAAAATTAGTTTCGTTTTTTATCCAAGTTTGAAGCCGCCTATCTAGCGACCAAGTTTTTTCTAGTTCCTGCCGGAATTTTGTATTTGATTTATTTGGTTCGGTCCAGTAGTCGTAAAAATCTTTTAAAGTATCTCTCCCAAATTCATCAACAAATGGTTTGAGTGTGGCAGCAAATTTTAATTTGCGGCTATCTATACTATTATTTTCTTTTACTTGTACTTTCTCTTTTACTTCTACTTGTTCGGTAGGGGGTTGATTACCCCCTTGCCTACCCCCTACGGTAGGGGTTAAAATTGTTTTTGTTTTGTCCTCATATCCTTTTACTTGCGAATCAATACTATTAGTCTGACTAATGTAGGCAAATTTTGCCATTCCGGTTAGGTTTAAGGGCTTAATTCCTAAGAACTGTCGATCAAGTAAGGCATCAATAAAAGCTACCTTATCTGCATCGTTTTCCAATTCATTATAAACGTCGTAATATGATCTAAAAAAATTAAATCCTTTGCGTTTGGTTAGTTTCATACTATTATAAAAGTTAAAATCCGATACAGTCAGCGTATTGTGAGATTTCGCTTTCCGTATCGGATTCTTATAATATTTTACGTTGTAATAAATCTCACTAAATTACGCCTCAAATATAAAAATAAATTCTAATTAATCAATCTAAATTTAATAAAATTTCTTCATTTGGATTTGGAATGTCAACACCTAAAAATTCTGCACTCCATTTCTGAACCTCCATAACATACTCCATAAACTGCACAGTACTCATTTCGCTAGAACTAATTTTTTCCGATAGCACTTGGCCCGTATCGATATTTACAATCTCATTACTAGGTGAAAACAAGGGAAGCAATATTCCGTAGTGAATTGAATCCGCACTCCTGAACTCGCCCGTAGCATCTTTTAAGCCGCTTTGTACGATTGGAATAACAACGCCCCAATAAAATGCGTTTTGATTGGTAGAGCGGCTCTTTTTAAGTTTCTCAATAGTGATTACAATGTTCTTACCCTCAAACTCTGCAATCGCTTGTTTAACTTGCTCTCTATTGCGTTTAAGATTTCCGTTCTCTACGCTGGAAATTATTTTGTGTTTCATAAAATAAATTACGCCCCGAATTAACGAGGCGTTTTTTAATTAGAATGGTAGATCATCTGTTTCCGGTACATCTGCAACTGCTATTGGAGTATCAATAGGAGTTGATTCCTTCATATTTCCAAAATAAAACTTGTCCTCTTTTGCTGCTCCTTTAAAGTTTGATTGAAAAGAAGCTACATTTCCAAATTTATCAACTTCATCATTAACGTACATCCGCACGTTTAAATAGATTTTTCCGTTTTCGGATTTACTAAATGCCTTGTTTCCCGATTTTGCCTGCTCAATTAATTTACTAAAATCGATTGAACCATAATAAGACTGTGCCATAAATAAAAAATTAAAGATTAATAAAAATTGTTTCTTGTTGTTGTGTTATGTTGTATTTGGTTTTTACCTGGTCCAATGAAAAGCCACCATCCTTTGCCTTTTTAAGTATTTCAGTTGTAGCGTTTGGTTTTGGCTCTACTGCCTTTTGCCCATCGTCATCATCTGCGCCAACGCAAACAAATGATTGAAGCGAATATCTACGAGCGTAACTTATTCCACTGCCTTGCGCTTGTGCATCGTTTATTTTATTGTAAACTATTTCGGTTAATGATTCCATCATTTCGCCAGTTTCGTGCAGCAATATAGTTTTAACAAAGTTTTTGCCATCCACGTGAACGATGGGCTGGAGTACACTAATTCCGTTTGCGTTTAGAGTTGGAATAACTGCCTCACGAATAGCGTTTAAATCTGCGTATTTGCTTTTAAAGAATGGATTTGTAGCACCTTTTTTTGGGTTACTCATTTCCCCTTGTGCGTTTAGTAACGCTGTTGCAATGTTTTTCATAAGATAAGATATTAAAATTAATTATTGATTTAAAATGATATTGCCATACTACTTTTGCGTGGCGTTGTTGATACTTTTGGCACTTGCACTCCTGCCGAATCGTATATTTCGTTTTGCGATTTTAAAGCTAGTTTAAGAAGTTCCTCACGTTCTTTTAACTCTCGGTTAATATCGTTCCACACTTCGCAATCTTTGTAATTGATTGTTTCGCCACCGCTTCTAAATGTGCCTTTAAGTCCAAACGCTTCAAAGTTTTCTTGTGGCAATACTTTTAAAAGTTCAGCGTTAATAACATCTAACGCTTCGCCCATTCGTTTGGCTTGTGCTAGTAGTTCAATTTTGTCAATCTCTCCAGCATCTAACACTTCTTTAATAAATGTTTTTGCAGATAGCTGGATCTCTAGCTTGTTTGGTAAAAAGTTTTGCGTGTCAATCTCTTGTTGTCGCATTAACTGGAATAAATCTTTGCTCATAATGTTTAATTAAAAAATCCTAACTTAAATCCTACCGGTCAGAGTAGGCAAAGTCAGGATAGATTATAATTTTTGTTTCAATACCTGACCGTATTGTTTTGCAAATATATTAAAATAATTGTTCTTGTTTAATTTTTTCTTTAAATCTTTTCTCAGCTTCTTTTAAATTTAAAATAGCTTGTTTAAAGTAACTATCTTTTAATTCAATACCTATTGCTTTCCTACCCATAGAAACGGGGCTAAAAACCTCACTACCTACACCCATAAAAGGAGTTAAAACAACTTCATTAGGATTTGAATACAATTCTACAATTCTATCTATAACATCTAATTGAAGCGGATGCACGTGTTTTTCATCATCTTCTTCTTTACTATCTCTAAAAGGTAAAACGTTATCTATACGAATATCATCCCAAACACTAGAGGCGTAACGTTGCCAAATATAATGATTCAATTTTGTGATTTTATCATCTTCATTTATGTTGTTTAAATGTTCCCATAATTCAACCTCGTTAAGATTAGAATTATTAGCGTTATTCCACGCTCTTAATATGTTTGGAAGTATTGGAACTTCACCAGCGTAATGATTCATCCCGTAAGGATGCACTACTGGCGTTTCATTTTCACCTTTTTTAGTAAATATCAATACATAGTCAGGCATTGCGGTAAAGCATTTTGTTGAATCTTCAACTATAAATTTATGCATTAAAGATTGAACCATTGTACGCATACGAACTTTTAAAGGCTCTTTCCAAATTGTAATGCGGTTACGATATTCAAAACCGTACTTTGTATGTATTCTAATAATCTCGTTTGGAAAATCCCAAAGCCTACAAGTATTGTCAAATACATCTGTACAATGAACAGCAGTTATACGACCTTTTTTTGTTACCCTTGCTATCTCAGAAATTAAAAACTCATATTGTTCTAAAAATTGTTCTTTGCTTTCGCAGTTGCTAAAATCGTTTTCGCTACTTGAATAATTGTACAATCCAGCAAATGGAGGACTATAAACTGAAAGATCAATACTTTCATCTGCCAAAGTTGGCATTACTAACATACAATCGCTATTATAAATAGCGTATTTGTCTGTAACTACTTGGTCTTTTACTTGGTTTTTCATAATTAAATAAAGTTAGGTTTGATAATTTCTTTGTTAAATTCTTTTACTTTGTGTTCAAATGAACGATTAACATTTTCAGTTAAATTTTTATGCAATTCTATTGCTTTTTGTGTCTTTTGTTGTAAGGCTTCTAATACCCTTGTTTGTCCATCTGAAACAACTAAATCAATAGTTACATCTTTAGTTTGTCCAAAACGCCAAAAACGTCTTATAGCTTGGTAATATTGTTCATAGCTCCAAGTTGGAAAAAATACCGAGTGATTGCAATGCTGCCAATTTAAACCCATAGAAGTCATTTTAGCTTTTGTAATTAAACGTTCTATATCACCATTGGCAAACGCTAAAAGTATTTCTTCTTTTTTGTCTATGGATTGAGAACCAATTATTTCAACTGCGTTTTTATCTGAATGTTTAAGTATTGAGCTTTCGTTGTTTGTGTTACACCAGTATACGCTAGTTTTTCCTTGCGCTAATTCAATAGCTTTTTCACATCGTTTTTCTTCTGTTTGCTTTTGTTCGTGTCTAACTTCTGTCATTGATTTAGCAATAGGAACAAACATACTAATTTGACCATCTAAGTCAAATAAAGATTGATTTTCTACAATGTGTTTATTTATAATCAATTCAGGTAAATTATAACGATCATTACTAAAACCTAAATCACTAGGCATTTTTGCCATAATCGACCATTGATTAACCCACGCAAAGAAATCTTTTTCAGCGTGAGGCTTTAAGTAAAACTTTTCGCCAATATTTCGGTTATTACTATCAACGCTATTTTGATTGTTTTTAAAAAACTTTCCTAGCATATCCATATAACCCATGTAACCCAAAGCCTCGCTACTCGTTCCTAATTCGATAAAATCGTTTGGGGATGGTGTAGCAGTTGATAAAAATCTAAAAGGTATTTTCTTAACAAAACTCGTAACCTCTTGTTTAATTTTTCCATCAAAGTTTTTAAGTATTGAACTTTCATCTAGTATAACCCCCTCGAAGTCTTTTTCACTAAAGTAATGCAAACGTTCGTAATTGCAAACCACTATTTTTTTTGTGTGCTTTCCATCTTTGGAATATTCAATATCCTCAATACCTAACTTTTCAGCTTCTAAAATAAATTGAAAAGCAACCGCCAAAGGAGTAAGAATTAATACTTTTTTGTTTGTGTGATTTACAATGTTTTTCGCTAAGGAAAGTTGTACTAAGGTCTTACCTAATCCAGTATCTAAAAATACTGCGCTACGACCTTTTAAAATAGCTTTTTCAATAACATACTTTTGAAAATCAAAAGCAATCTCTGGAATGTAATTTGCCTCAAATCCAAAGTTTCCTATTGAATGTCTTTTTTGTTCTAAGAACTTTTGATATTCTGTCATTATATTAAAATTAAAAAACCCACTCAATGACCGCCAAGTGCAAAGAGTGAGTTAATTATAAATTCAATCTTGGCGGATTTCTTTTGCAATAATAGTAATTTACATATTACCATCAAAATTTTTGCGAATAATTGTATCGATTTTTTTACTTATATCGTTAAAATAAGTCGTTTTGAGAATCGTGTCGGTTGTTGCTAGTTCGTTATTCATTTCCTCAAACAAAGCGATTAAGTCTAACCTAGCCTTTTTCATCTTTGGAGTTGTAGCTTGTAACTCGTCTAAATTCTCTAACATCAAATGCGATAAACATACTAGTTTATGCATTAGCTGGTCTTTTTGTTTGCTCATAAATAACTTTTTGCAGTATTATTTAATTTACTTTCTACTAAAATACATTCATCATTCTGCTCCCACTCGTCCAAAATTCTGTTAAGTTTTTTAGAACTAATCGCCATTCGATTAATAAATGTTTGTCGCCCGAAGTACTCGAACCTAAACCATAACTCAATGATAGTTATTTTAAAACTACTGTAATCTTTACGTCTATCCATTGTCTTTATCTTTAAATCTATCCTCCCAATCCATATCTTGTATCATTTCATCGGGGAATAATAACATACAAACGATGAACACAATCAAAAGAAGTAAGTATCCAGCAATAAAGCTAAGTACTACGATGTTGTCTGCTATGTAGTCCATTAGTATAAGTTATTAAGTTGCTCAATAGGGTTTTGAAATATCTCGTCAAACACTTTAGTCGCTTGGTCCAGTTGAGGAAAGTCTAAAAGTTCCGCATCTTGCACTTCCCAGTCGTTTATAAGTGCTTGCATTAACTCTCTAGCTTGTCTAAGTTCGTTGTTTAAACGCTCGTTTTCTTGTCTTAATGCGCTTAATTGTTGTGCTTGAAATTTGATTAAATCTTCCATTATTTTATCTCTTTTAGTTTGTTAAAAATATAAGTATTATCGCCACACACCGCTTGGCAAAGTTCAACTATTTTCTTGTTAACCGCTTCTCGGTATTTGATGCGGTTTGTTAAATCTCTGATTTTGCTTTCTAAATCGCAAATCTCATTTTCCATTTGCTCCTCAATAGTCAACTCCAATTCTGTTTCTTCTTGGTTCGCTGGGTGTAGTGAGTTTCCAACTCCTAACACATCGTGGTCGTAATTCATAATGTTATTTTTTAAAGTTTGATGAGGCAAATATAGAATCTAAATTGGAATAAAAAAATTTTTTTATATAAAAGTTTATTTGTAGGTTTGCAAAATGAAAATAACCCACATTAAAACAATCCAAAGTCCGAAGTTTATAATAGTGCGGCAGTATGATAATTGTATTGTAACTTTGCCGAGTAATTTTAGAGTAGTTGAGGAAAATGCGATTGGCTGCTGGCGTGTGCGGATCATCGATAAAATACCAAAGGAATATAAACAATCAAATAATTTAATATGGCAGGAAGACCAAAAAAAGGAATAGAGAAAAGAGAACCGTATAACGGTAAACTAGAAAAATATAAGATTGAAGTTATCGGAGGTA